CTTGCGGGTAGCATCAATCACTTCTGCACGGGTAGCATCAACGTCCTTGTAGATACCATCTACACCGTTGTAAAATTCAAGAACATACGAGATAAAATCTTCGTTACCCATTAATCTTCTCCAAAAGTCTTTTCAATTGCCTTCTTCAACTGTATAACACGTTCGGCAGGGCCACGCAATACAAAAACTGAATCTAGCCAACCTTTTTCTTCGTAATAATCTACGCCGTAACTAATTGCACCGCGCCGAATAGCACCGCGAATTGCAAGACCAGCAGTTAGATTGACACGACCTTCGCCCTTGTTGAGAGGGGCAAGTGCTTGACTACGGTTCATTAGAGGAGAATTCCCAGACGATCAGACAGACGACAACGAGCTTTGTATGACTCAAACGTTTCACCCAGTTTGGGGAGATAATTGTGTTCTCTCACTAGCTCTCGCCATTGAGGAGAGAGACGATCAAAGTGAGACATTTCCTTATCTGCGACAACTTTGCGATGCATAAAAAATCTCCTCAGAAGCTATATTATCACTATAGCTCCGAGGAGACCTTTTGTCAACCATTTTCTTACTTTTTTGGATTTTGATTTACGAAATCGTACATCTTCTGAGCAGTTTCGAGGACCTTCTCAAGACCAGGAAATTCTGGGGCAGATACAGTAGTAACAATTTTACCGTCCTCGTCCCTTTTCTGCGAGACTTCCCAACCAAGTAACTTGGCCTTATATTCCTCAATGACTAGCTTTTCAGCTAGACCTAAAATATCAGAACGAATCTCATACCCGTTCTTGTTAAACTTAACTTCGGGTAACCCCGGAATCTTATTTTCACTCATTGTATAATCCTTAAAGAGATATAACCATACCTAAAAGTGCTATTAGCAGACTAAGGCAAGATACTAAGCCTATGCGATGTGCGATAACAGCACTGTCAGTTACATTGTGATACATTTTACTTTCCTTTCTTTGAAGTGTCAAATGTAGATTTTGCCATTTCCTGAAATAACTTTACCGAATCACTATAAAATGACTTGTCAGTAATTGTCTTGTACATGTTAGTACCAGCAGTGAAGCCTACGTCAATAGCCTTCTTAGTATATTCAGTTTGTGCATCTACAAAGTCATTCATATTCTTTGCAAGACCTTCGTGCTTGACGAAAGTATCAACAAAAATCTTCTTTGAAGTTTGAATAGTGTCAACGGTGTTGTCAACTAGAAGTTTCATCATCCCACTTACTCCTTACTTGCAACGACGGAATAGGTCGCGGTTGTTATAGAACTCTGACTTGTTGAGTCCCTTACTACCGTCCTTATCAGCATAGATAAAAAACTTTTGGTTAACCTTGCAACCGGTTGCTTCTAATTCAGCAATTGAGATTTCGTTGTTGGTGTCAGCATCAAGCTTGGTGAATAGTTCATTCTTCCATGAAACTGCGAGTGCTGGGGTAGAAATGGTTAGGGCCATAAGTAGGCCTAGGGTAATTTTCTTCATTATTTTCTCCTGTGTGTGTTTGTAGTAAACTACAATGTTATTTATACATTATTTAAGAATAATTGAAAATAGTTATTTTACCATTTCTATATAACTATCAAGATCACCATATAATGCTAACATCATGGCAATTTGATGATCATACAATCTTAAATATGGCTGCTTTTTGTTCTTGTCATTTATTCTAATACCGATATAATATGGGCATTTAATTTTTTTATCGAGAACTAATGTATATTTTCCCCAGTTACTGTGTCCTCTTATTTTATCTGGAGGAGTAAAGTCAAAGTCGTAATGTGCAATTTTATAATGTTCGAATGCCATTTTACCGGCATCAGTGAGTCTAAGTCCTGATCCTGCTCTTCCGGTAACAAACCATTCGAATATCAATCTTTCCGGTTGTTTGTCCCTCCACAAAAAGTCAGGATCATCCTTAGCTTCTTCTAGAATAACATTAATTATATCAATCTTCGTCTTTGGATAGTTCATCGGGATAGACTGTTCTACCGCTGTTCATGAACACTACAGTAAACTTGTCAGTTTTAAACTGTGCATTCAATTTGCGGCATAGATTTCTAGCATGTCCAGGATTGCTAAAGCTGGTTTTTTTATATTTAGGTGCAACATCGTTAGCTAGATAATGACTGGACTTCAAGTTAATAGGTTGGTCTTCATAGAAAACAGCCCAAATTCCAGCAGCCTCTACAATTTGATCACACTTGTATGTTTTTTTATCTACATACTCTACTAATACTTTGGGCTGACTTCTACTCATTTGAATGAACCACCTTTAATTTCAACTTGCACTACATTGGGTTCTTTGTTTTGTTCCCTAGATAGTTCATGTAGGTCAGCCAAAAGTTTGGCTATATCATCCCGAAGACCCCTAGCATCAGTAATAGGTAGAATAACATCCTTGTTCATTCTGGATTCTACAACTGACATCTTGTCCATAAACTTCTTAATGTGTAACATATCTATCTATATATTTATCGCATTAAGTGCATCTGTTTCCGTTTTATATGGACCTTGATAATTATATCTCTGAATAAAAATATATTTGGGACAGAATATCACACTTTTAGTTCCATTCTGATCCATAACAAAATATCCAGCGGCATGATAGCATTTGCTCTTTTTTGTTTTAGTGAATAGATGCAGCCCGCGCTGTATGTCTAGGATGCTGTTATAGACCCGATTTGTAGTTGGGTATTCGGGGTATGGATGTGTGGGCTTAGCGATAGTGTTACCAATACTTTCAAACCTAATATTAGTAGACTTCTTCAACTCATTTGCGTTGTTGAATTGTAGGAAGGTGCCATTAAGTTGCACCCCGTATCCTGCATTGTTTGCTTCAATGTTGCCTACCTTCTTGTGACCATCTGTGACGATCCAAAACTGGTTCTTAACGATTGGCTTTGCTACTAATTCAGTCATTTAGGATAACTCCTTCAATGACACGCAACACGGACATTTTTGCCCTCTTGCTTTCACAATCTTTATACCGATCAAGACTTTCTCTCATTCGGTAGATTGTCTTTTGGATCTCTCGGATCTTATCAGTGTCAGTCATGTTGTTCCTTTGTTAGCATTTTAAATAAATCTTTCTTATGTTTGGGTTGCCAGTACTTTGCATTTTGCCCGCATTCACCGTGACGCCGAACAATTTCACAATAGGGAAGGCTACTCTTTACTTTCTTTGGCCCCGTGACCATGTTCTCAACTACTGTAGCTTCCTTAGGGAATTTAGTACACTTGTAGTTAACATCCTCAACTCCCACAAGACCATTCAGAGTGAAAATCTTGTCAATCATGAGCATAGTAGAATGCTTGCAATCTTTACACAAAAACAGTTCTTTAGACATGTAACAACACCCACATAATTTCTTGTTCAGACAATTGGCGAAGTTCGCCGGTTTCACGATTTTTAACGTATTCATACGTTCCATCTTCATTGTGGCGAATAACATTATTGCAGTAACGTATTTGTGTGGTGTTGGGACGACGACCAAACTTTTTCCAATATGTCTCGCCAGTATCAAAGTCACGGTATTCTGCGTAATGCGTTAGGAAAGTTTCGCGCCAAGGCTTGAAATCATCACTTTCAATATCAAAAACGATAGTCTTTCCTGTATTTTTACCAGCAGACACTACCTTTATTTCTATACCTGGCTTGAACCCACGTTTTATTGCGTTAATCCAGGAAATATCATTAGCCATTGAGTACACCCTTATAAGGACTGTTGAGCCACTTACTATAAGTTTCAGCCTGTTCGCTAATCTTAGTCAACTCGTATTTTCCGCAAAATTTCATCAATTGTACACCAACCATCGGAGTCGTAATAGTACGAATATCGTTCTTGATGATGTTATCTACAGTTTCCTTGATATCGTCAGGCATGGCACGAAGATCAATCAGAGTGCGGTTGCGTTCATAATCATCCTTTACGCGGTGTTCAACGCCCTCATGATCAACCCAACGCTGCAATAGGAAGTTATTCCAATTGAAGCCTTGCTTGTTACGATCTTCAAATGCCTCACGAATACCTACAGTATTCTTAGAACCCTTCTCACGTGCGCCGGGGTATGCACTGAATACGTTGTCAGTTGCGTCACCTCGAATAATCTTCTTGAACAATAGATATTCGGGATCCTCAAGCAACTTAGGCTCGCCAGTCTTCTTATCCTTGATAGGCTTGCCACGATCATTGAAGTAACCATCAAGAGTGATAAGCTGGTTACTAACGCCATTATACTGCTTTACGTTCTCGCTGATAAGCTGAACAAAGTCACTATCGCTTGAAATAATAAAGTGTTCATCATCGGGATGCAAATCAATGAAGCGGGCAATGATATCATCTGCTTCTGCGTTAGGAACACGCAACACGCTTGCATTAGTCTTCTCACGCAGGTAAGTAGTGAAAACATCATATGTTTCCCAGAACATCTGATTTTCTTCTACTTCACGTTCGGTCATCGCAGTTTCGTCAAGCTTACGATGAGCCTTATAGCGGGGATAAAAGTCTTTACGCCAACTACGACCCTCAAGACAGAACACGACATGGTCAATGCCATACTGGCGAACGATCATATTGACACTTGACATAGTAAGATGAATAGCCATGCCAATCTTCTCCCATGTATCACTGTTGCGGCTAGCAACGTGACGAGCGCGGAAGAAAGTGTTAGCAGTGTCAATAAGAGCGTATTTCATGTAGGATCCTGTCTGTTAATATACACACATATTACACGATATATATGCAGTTGTCAAGCCTTAAGGTACCATGAACAACGGATTGCCTTGAACAAATTCTACAGGTTCACCAAAACTATAGTCATATTCTAGCCCATCCGCACAAACAATATTTTTCTCTACGATATGTCTAAGGTCTTCTCTACCACACAATAACCGTTCTCTACATAGATCAACGTTGTCTTGCATAAGATCGACACCGTAAATCGTTGACAAGGCAGTTTCAAAGTCGATGCCGTTCTCCAACTTTCGGATCAGAACCTCACTCAAAAATTGACCATCTCCGCATGCTGGGTCGATAAAGGTTTTTGTAGGATCTACAAACAAATTCTGGGGAAGCTTGTTTAGAATCTCTTGAACAAGCGGTGTTGGAGTGAAGACCTCACCGGTTGCTTTAATCCTAAGCTTATCACGGTTTACCCCGCTCATGTAAGAGAAATTCCTAAGATGATCTACTATACCGTCGATCATAGCATTGAAATCACTTCTTTACTGTTCCAACCACTCCACTTGAACGTACCGACGACCTTCTGAATTTCTGGCCCGTTGCATTCTTCTGCAAACTGCCTAGCTTCGTCAATATTGGTAAATTCGGTCCAAAAACATGCTTGACTGCAATAAGCGTTCTCTAAGACTTCGAACTTGGGATAACCGCTTAGTGTTACTGCTACCCTAATCTTCTGCCTATTAGGATGTTCGATGTTAGAATACAAAGTTTGTGCATTAGTGTGCATAACCTTGTACTGACCAGTAGTATCAAACTTTTCAGAATGACTGGTATGCAATTCGCCGCGCTTCCAAACTCGCTTCGGACGATTTACCAACTCTCCCAACAACGCCAAGCTATCATCATTTACGATATTGGGAATAAACGGAAGTTCTCGAATATCTACGTCAAATTCCCCGTCCGCTGAAATGATCTTGGTGCTACTAAATTCAATAGTCTGATCTACTACAAAGTAGCAAAAAGTGCTATTGACAGAAAAGTGATGCTTAATATCAGTATTAATAATTTTGGTATGCTTACGAATCCTTTCCCAAACAGGTCCGGGGCCGGTGATACTTTGCGGGACGACAAGACAAACAACGTCAGCCTGTTCTAAACTGATGTTTACAAACTCTTCCCATAGTGTCCAACGCTTAGCCTTATTATCTGTTCGTTGGAACGGGGGATTCCCTACAATTACAGAATTCTTCATATCTGAGTCCTTAATATTATTAATCAGAGTATACTTATATCCAAGCAACTCTGTAATGCGCCGTGTTTCCGGACAAGGGTCCGTTGTTGCCACAGTAACGTTATTCGCCCCTCTTGCGTAAAGCTCGCAGGCGAGTTCTAAGGTATAATACACTATAATATTCTTATCTTGATAAACTACAGAGTCTAGGATGCGCTTAGCCAATGCATTGGGCATGTAGGGACTACGATTTTCAGTAAAGGTCTTACCGAATCCCCCATCACGGAGCCGCTCGACAACACCATCTACTTCGCTGGGATTAACTGTTTGCAAAGACATATCTATCCTATCTGTGATTAATATACCCATTATATACTAAATTGCATCAGGTGTCAACCATTTCTGCAAGTTGATCCTTTAAGCTGACAAATTCGGGATCTTTAGGAGAAGTGATCACGACCTCAGACAACCCCATCTTAGCAAACATTGCGTTCCAAAAGAAGGGATTGCCATTAATTCGCTTTTCGATGGCGCTAAAGTTGACAACTTCGATTTCTTGAAAGGTGTTGTTTTCTAGCTTATAGTGCAGTCCTTTGCCAGTCATAAACAATATGAACCTCGCACGATATGCTTCGCCCATCATACGGCTGCGGCCTTGGGCATTCGCATAGAAGTTCATGATACGACTTCCATCGTTGGTCATGAACTCCTTG